CTGGTTTAACATCTCCGCTCAATCCTTCCCATCGCTGTATAGTTGACATCATTTGAACTGTCATCATAGCCTCCTAATAGTCATACTTATATTCATCAAATGGCTGTATATGGGCTAACCAATAGATGGGTCCCACCCATGCCACTCCATTCCACATATAATGATAGTGGGTATCCGTTTCATAAAACATCCAACCCACTTGAATAGGCAAAGTTGGTGTTGGTAAAGGTTTAGGGTCTGTACTCAGACCTTCCCACCTTATAACAGGATTGCACATTTGAACTGCCATAATCTTCCTCAACTAGCCCCTAAAGCCCTACGATAGCAAATAAGGGGCTTTGAAATAAAAAGTAATGGTATTCTATGGTGGGCGGTCCCGTATGATGAACCGCCCACCCGAAAGGAGGTGACGCCCGCCCATGTTACGGGTGGTGGCGACATCTACAAGCTACTAGGCTGCTCTTACTAAACCACCATCATCTAGGGGCACATAGAAGAGCACCCAGCTGGAAGCCCCATCGGCAGCCGCCGCAATAAAGTCAATCGTGCCAACATTTACAACGATTCTGCGGGCCATCATACCCAGACCACCCGCACCACCGTAAATCATGGCATCAGCAGCTAAGCCAGTAATGGTGAGTGAATCCCCCACCAAAGCTGGGTTAATATCTAGTGCAGCACATATGACAGAGGCCGTGCCTATCGTTGGCGTTGAAGTCCAACTGCAAGCATTTGCCCCTGAGGCTATAGTAATTAACCCAACTAAACCTGTTACCAATATCCTACCACCTGATACGGTAAAGTACGGCGTGGTAGCATTGATATGATTAGCTGCAGCCCGAGGACACATCCTTCCAAATAGTAGTTTGCGTAATGCTTTATTGTCTACATATTCACTCATTGCTTTCCTCCATATTTTTATTTACCGAGTATAGGAGGGGTCTTACGTTCCCCTCCTTGGAAATTGGTGGACTAACCACCATGCGATGTTTTGTGGGAATAGCCAGAGCCTTTTTACGGGCTCTGGCCTTCTTGCGTTTCCTTACGTCACTTCCTTTTACCATGCCTCACCTCACTAGGCTACTGTTGGGTCAGGCATTATAGGTGCATTAGCCTCATACCGTGGCTCACAGCAGATGGCAACGCAACTGACCAGGAATACTGTAGCTGCGCCGCTGAAATTACAGCCCACATAATAGTTGACAGTTGGGGCTACGAGTTCAGCAGCATCCACTTCAACCACAAGTACCTTGTTGTCATCAACTGCATTGGTTAAGATCAGACCACCAACACCTGCCGCAGTAAGCACCCCCTCAAGAACAGAAATCAATGGAGCGCCTGCAGTAGCTATCCGGTAATTGAAAGCCATTGCTACACCACCAGCTCCCGTGCTGATTGGTGCAGCCAACACCGTTAGGGTACAAGCAGCGGCATTTGCAACACCAATGGTGATAACAAAGGCCACATGATTGTATTTGGACATGTTGATGTGTGCTCCTAGCCTTGCCACGCCAGCGGTATCAATGGGAGCTACACAGGATACGATTTTGGCTATTTGACTAAGTTGCATCTTGGCAACCTCCTTGTTTTATTTTAGAGAGGGGCTAAGCCCCTCTCTAATTATGGTCTACCAGCTAGAATCACGAACGGACTCAGGGTATTGGTACCACGTAGCGGGGTCAAATCACTCAACCACCATGGTTGACCATCATAGCGGAGTACCCACCGGAAGGTCTGCTCATCGTAGTTGAACCGGAAGTGCATACTGACCGCCGTGCTTAGGGCACTCCCACCAGCCTTTTCACCGATTAGGTACTGGCTGAAGTCACCAACACCAATATCCCCCGCGGTGCTCAGGGCTTGCATCTTCTCAGTCAGGAAGAGCGGCCTGCCCATGAGGGTTCCGAAAGGAAGTCCGGCTACACCTTGCGCTGGCATCCATACAGGCACACCACCAGCACCCACAGCCATAGCCATACTAGCTAGCTGAGGGAAGCACTCGTTATTGGCTACCCAGATTGCCTTCTTCATGCTAGATGGATGCAGTCGACTCCACATATTGATGATATTCTGCCACAGGATAGTGTTTATCGGCTGTGCAGGTTCAATGGCTTGAGTTATCAGGCACGGATTACCAGCATTGAACGCCCCTAGTGCCATATTTACGCCGGTGCCCTGCATATAGTCGTCATCCTCTACAAATGCAATGGCCCCACCAAACATAGCATTCAGTATGGGCGGCAGGGAGATTGGACTATCCTCCAGTATCTCATCGGTCACGTACACCATACCGGTTATCTTGTGAAGGGTTAGGAACACCTTATCAAACCGGGGCTTGGTCGCATCCTTAGTTGCCGCCTCAGCGGTGCGGGCTGGGATTATGCCTCCGAAGTAGTTGGTGCTGTGGTCGCTATCCACCACGGCGGGTATGCCGATGCGGTTTGTCTGCATCGGTATGACGGTTGCCCGCTGCTTCACAATGGAACTCTCAAGAGCAGTCATTAACAACTGCTCACGGAACTCCACCGGCACTAGGTAGCCGCCCTGAGCCATATCGCCTTCATTCATTGTGCCGGCGATTTTATAGACGGCATTTCCCCAAGCAGCCAGCTTTTCAAAGTGCTGTGTGCCGTAGTATTTAGTACCCTTACCAGACATGGCAGATACAAACTCACCGAAGTCACGGAAGCCACCCTTTGGGTCAGCCATTAGCTTATCCTCGGGGCTTGCTCCGATGGTAACTACGGGGTCGCCTTTGTTTCCACCATCGCCATTATCGCCTGGCTGGTCACCGGGGGTAAACTTGCGGTTCGGGTCTAGGACACCACTTTTTTTAATGCCGTCGGCCACTACTTCCGCAATTTCCAATTGTTCCTCTTTAGTTAATGGCATTTTCATGCCTCCTTATTATCGTATTCTTTTGCCTTTCAGCATGGCTATAACCATTTGTGCAACCTCAGCCACATCACGAGCCCGCTGTGCAGGGTCATGAATAGGCTCTGGCGGCTCCAAATGCTTATTGCCATCCTCATTGGGTTTATTGGCACTATCCAGAATATCTTGAGCCATGCTCTGTATTTGTTCCAGCCTGTCCCGGTTCTTCTGGTTTAGCACCGCACCCACTTTGGATAATATGTCATCGGGTATGTCGGAACCCGGAGCCCGCATAATTATTTCGTTCGCTAGATTAAGGGCCTCTGACATAACCTTTTCGGCTAGACCACATGTTTCTATACTATGCCGCAAAAAGGCCACATCATCCATTATTTGTTCTTGGGTAATACCCTTCTCCCATGGAGGGTCGCCCTTATCAAAGTCCTTATAATGCTTGGCTATATGAGCCTTCACACCACCCATATCCGCATCAGGTATATCGGCACCGCCACGGGCACCCATAATAACCGCCGCACAAGCTGCCACGGCTCGCCATACGCAAATATGCTCACCGCCGGCTCTATGGTGCGGTAACTTATAGGCAGTCTTGTTTTCAGCATTCTCCGAATCCACCCAAGTGCACATTATTTTGAGGTCATCCACCTCAGCGTTCCGCACTTCCTTGCCGGCATCCCACTCTCCAGTCTCGTCAAGTGGTGTCTTTTTATAGGGGATGGCTCCTTTGGTGAGTGCCAGCATTTCGGCATCTATAGTCAAGGCCATATCAGATATAACTGCTTCGGCTATGGTTGCTATGGATTCATCAAAATCTTTACTATGCTCATCCACCCACTCTTGGCAATCCTCCATGCTATCCCACTTATCCTTGTCAAACAGGTAGGTAATAATTTTTTTGCATTCACCACAGTAGAGAGCTTTGATGCCCTTCTTCTTGTCTATATCTATTGTGCGGATGCGGTGTCCTTTATGCTTGCCCTCTTCACCTTTGACAGGGATACGATAATAGTTCTCTGTCTCCTCTGGCTTGGTAACCACGGCTAATGTTACTTCACGGCTTAATGCCTCAAACTCCTTAACTGTAATTAGCCCTTCGTCACGGGCACTTACCAGGGCATTGGCATTGGCGGGCACTGGCACCGCTGATAATTCTAAAAGCTCCTGTTTGGTGAATACATTACCTTCCCAATTGGGTATCGGATGCTCTTCGTCTTTGCCTTCCCACTCAAGCGGGATAAAGCCCACACTGGTGGCATGCAAGAAGCCACCTTTATACAGCTTGTATATGGTATCGGCAAATTCATAGACTTCGGGGCTCGCAAATTCCACGTTGAACATCAGGCGGTTCGTTTCTTTATCCACCCATACCTTATTAGCTCGCCCTATAGGTGGCTTGCTATAATCGTGCACCCACATAAAGACAGGATTCTTCTTGAAGGAGCTAAGTTTCCATCCACTAGACCTAATAATGTCGCCCATACGGTCTTTGTCCTCAGTGCTACCCGCCATCTCCAGTGTGCGGTCAGCTACTTCCTTGACCTCAACTGGCATTAGTTTACGTATCATATCAACCATGATTAGCCTCCTTAACCTACCACGGGCACCCAAACGCATCTACAGTTAGGATGAACGGGTATAAGCCCGTGGCTTTCTTCTATAGGCCGCACCTCGCCATGATAGGACATACAATCATCGCATGTCCTTTCGTCTAATGCAGCGTAAAATTCAGCTTTGGTTATGCCTTCCTGCTCATAGCCCTGTAAAGCTCCCTCATTGCTGGCAGCTATCACCTCAGTCCGGGCTACGAGTGTCGCACGCCGTTCATAACCATCGTGATAATAAGTCCGTATTCGGCGGGTTAATTGTGCAGTGCTTTCACCCTCGCTAAAACCTTCCGCCAGTGCTACCCGTAATTCCTCTTTAGTGGTGCCGTTTACCATTTTGGCCAACCTCAAAGAACGGGTGGCTATCCATTCCAAAGCCATCTGGCTAAGCACTCCCTCCTGTTTGCCCCTATGGGCTGGTGCCAATTCACCGCCACCGGTGGCGAGTTCTAATGCTTCTGCAAATATCTGCTCTATTAACTTATTAAAGGATTCATCCCAAGTAACCGCGGCCGCTTCTTCGTCAAACGATTGGTCAAGGTTGCCCAGCTTCTCAAAGGCTTCAACGGTTTCGTTCATTTGGTCATACCATAGCCGCTTAAACAATCGTTTGAAATTAAGCTCATCGTTCTCGGCTTTGCTGGCATAAAGTCGCCAGCGTATCTCTTTCTGCTCCTCGCTGAATTGCCTGATTATAAGTGCATTGTGCTGTTTCACCTTTTCTGGCAATAAATTCATCGGAGCCAAAAAGGTATCACCCTTTTCAGCTTTAGCATCATAGCCTAGCTTTTGCCTAGCTTCTTCCCTGGTGATAATGCCCACAGGCACCAATTTACTTAACTCATCAATTATAGCTGCCCTGTTTTCTGGCACCGGGTCTTCAAAGTCGAATATATATCCGTCATCAAATAGGGGCACGAGTTGCTCATTAATTGCCTCCTTTATCCTGGTCAGGGCAGGCTTTACTATGTATTTGGCGAATATCAACTCGTCAGCCTCTACCCGGGCACGACTCCCCGGCCCTTCCACTCCCAACATGCTGGCAGGTAATCGGTAAGCCCCTAATATGACTTCACGATTTACTTTGCGGAGTCGCCAGTATTCCATGTCCTTGTTGGTCATTGCCAAATTAGTGGCTTCAGCCCCACCCCATAGGAAGCCCGTTTTGCGAGCATTACGCCAGCCCCTGTGTATCTCATCCCATTCTTCACGTATCTTTTTACGCTCTTCTGGCTCAGGTATTTCAGGATATTTGATAATTATACTTGGCGTAGCATCGTTATAAAACAGGCGGTTCTGGTAGCGGGTAGCGTTGCGTTCACTGTCCAAGTCAACTGTTATACTTTGAGCAGCACCCAAGCCACGATATGGATTAAGCGGGTTAGGGCTGTATATATGTATTACCTCGGGTACTTCAAGCCGTAACTGTCCAAAGCCCCTCCTATATTCGTAATGGCTGATATAGGTCTGGGGGTCAGGTATAATGTGCATAAACTGTGGCGGGGCAATCCACATCTCAGCCGGCACATTAAGCCGATTAAAATTAAGCACTATAAAGGCCTCACCGACTAAGCCAAGATACATCTGTAATAGTTGCACGAATTGGTACTTGGTTTGAAACGGATTAACATAAGCCCACATATCAAGTAATGGATGGTTTTCTACCTCATCGCCTTGTTGCCACCATCCTTTTCGTATAGGTGCCACTTTACTACAGCCACGCTCTCGGATATTAAGCTATTAGCACCAAATAACCAGCCCACCTGTCCGTATGCGGCTAAGTATTGCTGGAAGTTCCAATTGGGCGGTACCTCCATAACACTTATGGCCACGCCACCCAGCCTGTAGGAGGTAATCTTTTTAATCCAATTCCTTAAATTTGGTGCCATATTTAAGCCTCAAATATTGGTCTGCGTCCCGCCAGGTCACCCAATATATAGCGTTCCGCATCCATAAAGTGAAATTGCTCCTTGTTCTCTATAGCATCCGTCGGCTGCTGGCTCTCATCCAACTTGCGCCGGTATTCTTCCTTTTGCGATATGGTGTGCCTACAGGTACGGAAATATTTTATCTTGTTGCTTTGGTGCAAAGCCCATACCCGGTCAATGCCCAGCTCAACATCAGTAATCCGGCACTCCTGCAGGTGCCAGCCCTTCTCCATAAACTCCCGTCGCCATTGCCGTTCAGAAGCAAGTCCGCTGGCTACCTTGCGTTGTATAGGCTCGCTCTTGCTCAAAGTCTGTAGGTCTTTTACATGCTGGGCTATACTCTTATTACCCTCTAGGTATTCGCGGTAACAGTAATAATCACCTTTGGGGCTCTTGGCATACCACAAGACTGCCGTATGCACAGGGCCGTAATCTTGGCCAACATAGCGAGGCCAGGTTAGAGGTATCTTAAACGGCTCTATTACGCAAGTCTCAGCATCAAAGCTGGCATATATCATGCCTATTGGCCGTTCAAATTCAGCATCAAACATCAT